TTGCGATGAGGGGAAATGTTCGATTTGCGATCAGGGTAATTGCGTGGTATGCGACGAAGGGTATTGTTTGATCTGCGATCAAGGCCCATGCACGGTGTGCGACGAAGGCGAATGCACGATCTGCGATGAGGGACCGGAGACCAGCACGACGACGACGACCAGCACGACGACGACCAGCACGACGACGACCACAACCACAACCAGTACGACCACGACGACCTCGACTACAACGACGACCTCGACTACAACAACGACTAGCACTACAACCACGACAACTACAACGACGACAACAACAACGACGAGTACGACGACTACGACAACCTCAACAACGACGACAACCACAACAACGACGACTACCAGCACAACCACGACTCAAGGACCGTGTTTAATTTGTGACGAAGGGCCTTGTTCGAATTGTGATGAAGGTGTTTGTGTTCAATGCGACGAGGGTGGGTGTTTGAGTTGCGACGAATCTCCATGTACGCTGACGGATAGGGGGCCTTGTTTGATTTGTGATGAGGGGCCATGTTCCCAGTGCGATGAAGGGGATTGCGCTACATGCGACGAGGGCGAGGGATCATCTACGACTGTATATACTACAACGACGACCACGACAACGACCAGCACGACAACTACGACAACTACAACGACAACAACCAGCACTACTACGACCCAGGGACCGTGCCTTATTTGCGATGAGGGGCCGTGTTCAAGTTGTGATGAGGGGCCATGTTCAAGTTGTGATGAGGGGGATTGTTCAGATTGCGACGAGGGACCGTGTTCAAGTTGCGATGAGGGGCCGTGCATATCAACTGACCTTGGACCCTGTACCAGTTGTGACGAAGAATCATGTACTACTTGTGATGAGGGGCCTATTACTGATAAATGGTATTGTATAAAAACAGAAATATGGCCGGAAATCAATGAAGGGTGTGATGGGGAACCGCAAGATACTAGCTATTCCTGTTTTGACGCTCCCTTCCCTTGGGTGACTGGATCATGCTATCAAGCAGAAGAAGAGCCATACGTGTGGATATTAAGGACTATTTATGCTGGTCCATTTGATACAGCAGAAGACTGCGTGGACAGTGGTTGTGTTTAATAATGATATTTAATCGGAGATCAGATTGGCATCTTCTTGCATTTTTTTGCTATCAAACGTTTCTCGCAATTTGCCATCTTTGGTGAAAAGGAGTTTGGATGCTCTTTGTGACAAATAACGCGAACGGCGTTCTTCGTGTTGGATGTTTTCTATGATACAAAATCCAACAAATATAACTAAAAAAGCCGCAATGACGATCCACATGATTAGTGCATTTATCTTATCCATACCCCAAGCATACCGCACGATTTGGCCGAAGTCAAATAATTTCAGAATGTTTTTGGGGTTGATTGCGGCATATCGTCAATTATACTTCGATGAGAATGTTTTTGTGGAGAGGGTGTAAATATGGCTAGACTTGCAGGGCAAAGTGGGCAGTTTAAGGTAAATACGACGGGTAGTTCCCCCGCCGCCGTGCTGGCTGTGACTAATTTCACGATCAATACGACGGGTGCGGTCCCGGAGGTGACCGGGATGGACTCTGAGTGCTGGCAGGCGTTTGTTGCCGGGCTGAAGGGGTGGACGGTATCAGCGAGTGCCCATTGGGACACGGCGGAGGCCAAAACGCTTGGCGCGACGCCGGTAATCTCGGTTGGCGAGACGCTTGATTTCGAGGGCGTGCTACACGCCAGCCACACCAACTTGACCTTCAGTGGCACATGCATCGTAACGGGTATGACATCGGAGGTGTCCGTTGACGGGTCTGTGGACTTCACGGTCGAAGCTCAGGGCACGGCCGCATTGACATATCCATCGACCAGCACGAGCACCACGAGCACAACGACAACGAGTACATCGACGACAGCAGCGCCTTAATAACATATTTTTTGGAGGTTTTATGAGATGGCGAGACTTGCAGGGCAAAGTGGGCAGTTCAAAGTGGACACGACCGGCGGGACGCCTGCCGTTGTGTTGGCCGTAACGAACTTTACCGTTAACACGACGGGTGCGGTGCCCGAAGTGACCGGGATGGACTCAAGTTGCTGGCAGGCGTTTGTTTCCGGGCTGAAGGGGTGGACGATCTCCGCAAGTGCCCATTGGGACACGGCGGAGGCTAAAATCCTTGGGGCCACGCCGGTAATTTCGGTTGGTGCAACCCTTGATTTCGAGGGTGTGCTGCACAGCAGCCACACCAACTTGACTTTCAGCGGCACATGCATCGTAACCGGTGTGACACCGGAGGTGTCCGTTGACGGGTCCGTAGATTACACAATCGAGGCTCAGGGCACGAGTTCGTTGACGTTCCCGGCGACGACTACTGCTGCTCCGTAAAGGTGAACGACACTATCGTTGATAAAGGAAGGATGGTCTCAAGATGAGCGACCTGCCGCAAGTGATGGCATCCCCAATCGAGATGACGCTTAATGGGAAGAAGTGCAAGCTCTCGCCATTAAGTCTCGGTGACATGGCCGATTTCGAGGCGTGGGTTATTTCTCAGAGGATCGAGGCCGTGCTTAACTATGCCGGTTCTCTCACCCCGACGGAGCGGGCGCAGGTGATTTCTGAAATATACAACAACTCCAACCAGGTTGTTATCTCGCAAGAGATGGGCACGATGAAGGGGATGCTGCATCTGTTTTGGTGCAGTATGAAGAAGCATCAACCGGAGATAACCAAAGAAGATGTAAGCAACCTGGTTTCGCTTGATAACCTTGACAAAATGAGTGCGCTGATCGACGTTATTTCTTATCCCGAAGTCGAGAGCGAGGACGGGGAGGAAGACAATAAAGATGAAGACCCTTTTCCAAAAGACAGCGAGCCAAGCAAACCCTGATTTGCTGGGCGTCGATTGCCGCTCTACTCGCGGAGAAATATCGTTACACCCCGGAGCAGATCAGGCAGATCACGGTGCATCAGGTGCATTTTCTGTTGTTGGGTCCGAAGGAGACGGAGAAAGCATATAAATGGAAGCAGATGTCGCCGGTGGCGAGGAAGAACACACAAGATTTGTTAGACAGGATGGCGATAGCGCAAGCCAAGCAAGCCTTATCTCCTGGGAAGTCTCATAAGAAGCCCCGTTAGGAGAAGATAACTTTATGCAAGTTGCTCAACTTTATGTCGATATCACAGTGCGGATGCAAAAGCTGCAAAGTGGGCTTAATAAAGCGCAAGCGATGGTGCAAAAGGCAGGCAAGACACTACAGAAAGATGCGTCCAAAACAACAAGCAACCTTCAGAATATGTATGGGGGAACGTTCCCCATATTGGCGAAATCAATAAAACAATCGTGGGCGGGTTTACAGAAAAGGGTCCAGGGGGTTTTCGAAAACCTGGGTGGCGTCGTTCGGCGATTTACGCGATATGCGGCGTTGGCCTTTGTTGCTTTTTCTGCGTTTGGCGTTAAGGCGTTTGGCCGTTTTACGGAAGAGGTCGCAAACTTCTCTACGATGCTCGACGCTCATGTCAGGCCAATCGTCGGGCATTTTGCGGACGAAATCAAGAACTTATCTGTGGAGTTTGCTCAAACAACGCAGACCCTAAGCCGCTCCATGTACGATATCATTTCGGCGACCATTGCACCAGCGAAGGCGCTTGATGTGTTGCGCATTGCGGCGATGGGCGCGAGGGGCGGGCTGACTACAACGAAGGTTGCCGCTGACGCCTTGACGACGATTATGAACGCTTATGGCGATGCGGCGGGGACGGCAACGCAGATATCCGACAAACTTTACATGGCGGTCAAGCGTGGCAAGATGACTTTCGAGGGTTATGCTGACGCTCTGGGTGGCGTTGTTGGTACGGCATCGATGGCGGGGATGACGATTGAAGAGGTCAATGCAGCGATTGCGACGATGACAAGATCAGGGTTGAGCGCGCAGGAAGCGGTTGTGTCGTTGAACGTTATGTTGCGTACATTCCTGAAGCCGACGAATGAAGCTATCGTTGCTGCTGAAAAATATGGGCTGGCGCTTAATACCGAGACCCTGCAATCCGAAGGGCTTGTCGGGATATTAAGAAAACTACAAGGGGCCAGAGCGGACGACATCGCGCAAATCTTCACGCGACTGAGAGGGATGAAGGGCGCGATCATCTTAACGCAAAAATACGAACAGGTGATGAAAGACCTCACCTATCAGTATAATGCCGCCGGGAAGACGGCGGAGATGTATAACGTGCAGGCTGAAACGACCGGGTTCCACATGAAACAGTTATATCAGTCCGTGCAGTTGTTGAAGATTGAATGGGGCAAGTGGATCACAGAAAACGTCATTGGCGGCACTTCGGCGCTGAAGGCATTTACCGCGCAGATAGAAGAATGGAGAAAAAGCCTTGGCGGCGGCGTGTCCGAGAGTGAAAAGAAAATAGGGAAAGAGGCTGCCGCGATTGACTATGCGACAGAAAAGGCTATTGGGCTTTTTGCGGCGTTGGAGAAATTAACCAAAAGGCAGAAGTTGTCCGACGATGAACAGGAGAAAGCAAACAAGATTGCGAAAGACCTGGAGGAGCAGTGGGGTGATCTTAATCTCATAGTTACTGCGGGGGGCGACGTTGCGGGGGTTGCCGCCGACTCATTCAAACGATTAAATATGGCGCTTGTCAAGGATGAAATGAAGAGAACGGCGGCGAACTCTAAACTTCTAACTGAGCAGATGAACAAAGCAAATAAAGAACTGGCAGAGGCCAAAGATAAAGTTGATCGTCTTTCTAAGACTAGTCCGGTAAAGCAATTTGTTGGAATAATGGTGCTGGGCGGTAGTGATTCGATGAGGGAGGCGCAAGCAGAATATGATAAAGCACTCAACGCGGCGCTGAAAACTGCCGGGGCGATTACTGTGATTGAGAGAAAGAAATTACGGGTGCAGGAACTGGCGCGGGCGCAGGCGAAAAAGATGGGCATTGAGTTTGTTGGGCAGGCACGGGCCGAACTCATTGCTTGGGAGATGATGAAGGATCGCGTAACTGATTATGAGGAAACAAGGCGGGCGAGAACGCAAGTGGTGTCGAACACGGCGAAAAAAATACGGGAAGACATGACGGATGCGGAAAAAGCAGAGGAAGAAATCAAAAGAGATGAGTATCTAGAGACGCAGAAATTGCGAGTGGCGAAATGGACCGATGCGGCGGCAAAGAAAAAGTTCATTTCAAGGAAAATGTCGGAATATGATGCAGAAGTTCAGCGCAAGATAGCCGAAAAAGCCGAGCAAGAAGTAGCGACAAAACAACGAAATATGATCAAGGTTCTAAGGCTTGTCGGGAAAGAAAAAGAGGCCAGGATAAGAGAAGCAAGGGAAGAGGCCGCGTTTATTTTCAAAACAACGGGGGACAAGCTGCTGGCTCATAAATATTTCAGAGATGCGGTCATCGAAATTAACAAAGACATGGCCGACAAGCAGATCAAGGAGCAGGAGCGAGTCACAAAGAACCTCGAACGTCAGACCGAGGCCAGGGCGAACATCTTAGAACGACTGATATTAAGTGTTACGCGCTTAACGCAAGGAGCGAGGAAGGCGCAGCTGCTTGAGATCGAGCTTACGGCTGCAAAAGAGAAAGCGATCATCGACAAAACGTTCAAGAACCGCGTCGAGCACGAAATAGCGATTCGGCTTCTCAATGCAGAAACCGCCGCGAAGAAGAAGAAATTAGACGACGAGGAGATGGGTCGATCCAAGACGCTTGCCGGGTGGATGTCACTCGGCGAAGAGTACAGGGG